CCAAAACCTAAAAATGACTAAACCATTAAACATCGGAGAAGAGGCAAGAGTACAGATGCCAATGAAGACGGTAGCTAGCCTGATCGTGCTCGTTGCAATGGGCGTGTTCGCATACACAGAGCTTACGGCAAGATTAGTATCGTTAGAGACATCACGTGAGTTGTTTGAAAATGATTTATTAAAAAAATCTGAACAAGTCCCTACCGATCAAGAACAACATTTTTTAATTGAGGATCTTTATAAGTCCGTTGAGAAAATGGAAGAGACTCAAGAGATGAATATGACTAACAAAGTTAATATAGAATTTTTAAGAGAACAATTAGATAAAGCATTAGTTGATATCGAGGATTTAAAAGATAAAGTTAGAGCTAACGGAAAGTCTTACTAATGACAGAATTAATTGTTGCCCTAATTATGATTGTAAACGGAGAGATCAAAGAACATAGAATTCAAACTGATCCAGAATCAGGTAAACCCTCAATGTCAATGTGCTTAAAAGGTAAAAGAGTTGCAATGAGATCAAATACAAGGGATAATATAGTTTATCAATGTATTAAGTCGATGGCTGAGCTCGAATCGAACGTAGACGGATCAAAATCAATTAAAAAATTAATATTGGAGTAATATATGGAATTAACACGTAACTTCACTCTTCAAGAGTTAATCAAATCGGATACTGCTATCCGTTTAGATATCAACAACAATCCTAATTCAGGTCAGATAGAAAAATTAAAAGCATTATGTGAAAATATACTGCAACCGGTACGTGATCACTTCGGCAGAGTAAAGGTCACGTCAGGGTTCCGTAGCGAACAACTTTGCCTAAAAATAGGTAGCTCGATCAATAGCCAACATGCAAAAGCTGAGGCTGCAGACTTCGAATGTATGGGAACCGACAATGCAGAATTAGCTGATTGGATAACTAAAAATTTAGACTATGATCAATTGATACTCGAGTTCTACACGCCAGGCGAACCTAACTCGGGATGGATACATTGTAGTTACACATCTGATCAACCTAGAAAACAATTCTTGCATGCATTTAAAAAAGATGGTAAAACCCATTACAAACCAGTGATAGGAAAAGCTAAAGATCTGGTTTGATCTTATGTCAAAAATAGAATTATTAGATTTACCAATTCCAAGTGTTTTAAATAAAGAAGTTATTGAATATCTTGGAAAAATAGATTGGAGGTTTGCTAATGATAAACCTCCTATGTTTCAAAAATCTTTTAACCAAGTAATAGCAGGTAATCGTGCTAAAGATTTTGGAATGTATCACACAAGTTTAGAAGATATGCATGGTAAAAATGGTGACCCTTATTTAAATACATTTGGAAAATGGGTTTTTCATTTAGCAGCACAACAATCTAAACATCAAATGGCAGCTCCAAGAAGAATGTATTGGAATTTTTATACCCCTAATGCAGGACCAGATTGGCATTGTGATGAAGACACCTATGGCCACTGTGTTTCAGTTTTGTACAATTTACACACGAATGACGGAGGAACTGAGTTTGAAACAGGAGAAAAAATTTACAGTAAAGAGGGTCAAGCAATTGTGTTTCCATCTCATTTAATACATAGAGGATTTGCACCAAAAGAATTTTTTCATAGATTCAATCTTAATATGATTGTTCATATAAAAGAATATAAAGACCCAAATGGAAAATAAACTAGAGTTTCAATTTTTACCAACTTTACCAATAGCAATAACAAAGCTTCATAAAGATAAGTTTGAAAAAGTTTATAACGAATGTTTAAACTTAAAAGATCATAAAATGCAAAAATTTAAAACAGGTTTATCTGGAATAGGAACTCCCATTCATTATAGGCTAAGAGAATGCGAAAATATGTTAGCCGAAGAAGTTTTAGGTATAGCTGATGCTTATCAAAAAAATCATGATATTCGATTAAGAAATATTTATTGCACAAATAATGATCTTGCTTTTAACGGTAAAGATATGTGGGTAAATTACCAAACTAAAAATGAGTATGTGCCTTTACATCATCACGAAGGAGTTCTATCTTGGGTTTTATGGGTAAAAATACCTTATGATGTAAAAGAAGAAAGAAAAGAAGATCTTGATGACAAAGGAGATTCTATTACAGCTAGCTTTAATTTTTGTTATTTTGATATAGCTGGAAACCAAAGAACATTTCCCATAGCAGTAGATAAATCACATGAAGGGGTTTTAATGATGTTTCCATCTAAACTATTACATCAAGTAAATCCATTTTATAAATCAGAAGGTGAAAGGATATCAATATCAGGTAACATTCGATATGAAACTGTGGTATAATTAATTATGACTATTGGAAGATCACAAATATCAAAACAAATAGAAGGCAAATTACGTGGTGCTAGAGATGAAAAAAAGAAAAAAGAAAGAGTAAAACTAGCTATTAAAAAGAAGAAGAAAAACCCAATAGCCAAGACATTTACTATATAGTTGATAAATGCTATAATCTTGCATGACTAAATTATGTGCAAGAGGCAAATCAGCAGCTAAAAGAAAATTCAAAGTATATCCTTCTGCATATGCTAATGCATATGCCTCTAAAATATGTGCAGGAAAAGCAAAAGATCCATCTGGACTTAAAAGAAAAGATTGGGGACCAAAGAAAGCTAATGAGGGAGTTATGGTAAATACACCTAGAACAAAAAACCAAAAATTAATTAAAGTGAAAACTAAAAAAACTAAAGAACAGTTAAAACTAGAAGCACAAAAAATTATAGATAATTTTCCAAAAGAAAAAATTTATAATTATAAAAAACCAAAGAAAAAGCCATATACAATTGTTAAACCAAGCAGAGCAATGATGTTAGACACCACTACAAATATTAGTGGAGCAGCAGTTCCTTTACAGAAAATGTGTGGTGGCGAGGTACGTGGAACAGGAGCAGCGATTAAAGGAAAAGGTTTCAAAGGCGTATTTTAATGAGTCTTAAAAAATGGTTCAATGAAAAATGGGTCGATATAGGATCACCTAAAAAAGGCGGAGGATATAAAGAATGTGGAAGAAAATCTGCAAGTGGATCAAAAAGAAAATACCCCAAATGCGTGCCTGCTGCAAAAGCAGCCCGAATGACAAGCTCAGAAAAGCGTTCTGCTGTTGCAAGGAAAAGACAAGCCGGTAACCCTGGAGGTAAACCAACAAACGTCAGCACCTTTACCAAGAAGTATTATGGTGGTATGATAGAAATCTAGGGAAAATAACTATGTCAAAATTATCAGATAAACTAAAAAACTTATTTGCAAAAACTAGGAATGCTCCAGGAAAAGGTGCATACCCTGCTAAGTTTGAACAAAGAGCTTTCAAAGCTGGACAAAAAACTACAGCTATGATGAAAAACATTGCTTCTAAATCTTTATTTAAAAAAGGTACTGTGGGTAAACCTTCAAATGTGGCTAAAAGTTTGTCAAAAGAATTGATTACTGCAAGTGCAGCCAAGAAGTTAAGAACAGCTAGTAAGATTGCTAAAATCGGAAGAGCAATTACTCCAGTTGGTTTAGGGTTAACTGCGGCAAATGTAATTTATGACGTTGCAACAATGTCCCCAGAAAAGAAAGCAAAAGTAAAAAAATTAAAAACTAAATTAAGTAAAACAAGTACAAAAGATTATCATGCTGATTTGATGAAAATGAGTACAGGAGGAGATACAATGTTAAAAGGTGGACAAAAAAAATTAGATAAAAACAAAGATGGTAAAATATCTGGTGAAGATTTTGAAATAATTAAAAAAACATCTAAAGCACAAGTTTCAGATAAAGAAGCACAAAAAGTTATGAAGAGAGTTGGAGGCGGTGCTGCTACAAAAGGTATGGGAGCTGTAGTAGGTGGAAGCGGTTTACAAGATGAAGAATTAATACCAGGAAAGTCTTTGGATTATTACAAAGACATAATGTAATGAATTATGACTACGTCAGGAACTACATCATTCGATCTTCAGATCGATGACATTATTGAAGAGGCATACGAACGATGTGGTATGCGGACTAATAGTGGGAATGACTTACGTAGCGCAAGAAGAAGTTTAAATCTTTTATTTTCAGAGTGGGGTAACAGAGGTATTCACCTTTGGAAAGTTAAACTTAATGAACAAGCTTTAACTGCTGGAACTGCAACTTATACTGTTGCAACAGATGTTAATGATGTTCTTGAAGCCTATATCTCAACTACAAACGCAGCAGGAAACACTTCATCCACAAATGATATTGCATTAACAAAAATCGATAGATCAGCTTATGCTGCACTTCCAAACAAATTACAAACAGGACAACCCTCACAATATTATGTTGATAGACAAACAACACCAACTATAAGTTTATATTTAGCTCCTGATGCAACAACTTACACAACATTAAAATTTTACACAATTAACAGAATTGAAGATGCAGGTGGCTTTACAAAAACACCTGATGTAGCTTATAGGTTTTTACCATGTATGTGTTCTGGCCTAGCATATTATTTATCACAAAAAAGAGCACCAGACAGAATACAATTATTAAAACAATTATATGAGGACGAATTAATTAGAGCATTAAATGAAGATGGCTCTAGAACTTCGGTTTATATTTCTCCTCAATCATACTTCCCTGGAGGCGGATAATGAGTTTCGCAACTGGAAAAAGAAGTCAGGCAATATCAGATAGATCTGGTCAAGCATTTCCTTATAAAGAAATGGTTAAAGAGTGGACAGGTGCATTAGTTCATATTTCAGAGTATGAACCTAAACATCCACAACTAGATCCACCATATCATAAAGCAGATGCAGTAGCTTTACAAAATACAAGATCACAAAGATTTCAACAACCTACAACTGTCGCAACTAATGATACAACTTTAGCTGATTCTGGGGGTATTACAGTTGGTGTAGCAAATTTAACTTTACCAGGACAATTTGGATTTTTAAATCAAGGAACTTCATCGATGATTCCTGCAGATCCATCATTACAAAATAGAAGAAGACAAGTATCTATGGAAATTAATTCAGTAACCGTGAGTATCACATAATGGCTATAACATATTCAGATTTTTTAACACAAGTAAGAAACTATACTGAAGTTGATGCAAATGTTTTGACTGACGCAATTATTCAAGATTTTATTAGATCAGTTGAGTTAGATGTTGCTGGCAAGGTAGATTATGATGATCTAAGAAAGTATGCTAATTCAAGTTTTACAGCAACAAATAGAGCTGTATCTATGCCTTCAGATCTTTTAATTTTAAGATCTATACAAGTCGTTGATGGCAGTGGTAATAGAACTTTTCTTGAAAAAAGAGACACTAGTTTTATTTCAGAATACAATGGAACTGGCACACAAGGCACACCAAAATATTATGCTAATTGGGATGAATTTAATATTATTGTAGCACCTACTCCTGCTACGGGTAATACAGTTCAAATCAATTACATTAAAGATCCACCTCAATTTACATCTACTAATCAAACTTATTTAGCAAAATATCAAGAGTCGATGTTACTTCATGGTGTTCTTGCTGAAGCTTTTAGATTTTTAAAAGGGCCTCAAGATATGTACAACTTATATGAAAAGAAGTATAATGAGGAAGTACAGAATTTTGCCCTACAACAAATGGGTAGAAGAAGACGTGCGGAGTTTGATGATGGTGTACCAAGAATAGTAGTGCCTTCACCTTCTCCGAACCAAAATAATTAATTAAGGAGAATAATTATGGCTATAACAACAAATGCAATTTGTAATTCTTTTAAAAAAGAATTACTTCAAGGTAAACATGACTTTGATACTGCTCCGAACGGAGATACATACAAGTTAGCTATGTATACTAGTTCAGCAACTTTAGGTAAATCAACTGAAAACTATACAACTAGTAATGAAGTTTCTTCACCATCAGGATACACTGCTGGCGGAAAAGCTCTTGTTAATGAAGGTGTAAAAGTTTCATCATCAATAGCAATTACTGATTTTGCTGATTTATCTTTTGTAGGAGTTACATTGACTGCAAGAGGTGCACTAATTTACAACACACAAACAGATGGTGGTTCTTCAACTACTGATGCTGTTGCTGTGTTAGATTTTGGAAGTGATAAAACTGCAACATCTGGAACGTTTACAATTCAGTTCCCTGCATTTACAACTTCTGCAGCTATTTTAAGATTAGCGTAATAAGTTAAAGGATATGAATGTCAAACACATGGGGTGCACTTAGTTGGGGACAGGGAGACTGGGCTGGTCAAGGCGATGTCTCTCAAGCTCTTTCAGGTATAAGTGCATCCTTTAGTGTTGGACAAGTTGTTGCTGATGCCGAGATACAAATCGGTTGGGGTGGTGACACATGGGGTGAAAACGAATGGGGTGATCTATCTGGATCACAACCAATAGCAGTTGGATCTCAATTAACATCATCAATAGGTTCCGTTTCAGAATTAATTATTGCTGATGCGACTGTAGATGTTACAAACCTTGGTCAGATGGCTTTTGGAGAACCATCTGTACTTGGTGGAACTTCAATTAATCAAAATGTAACAGGACAAGAACTTACTTCATCGATGGGTGAAGAAGTAATAGGTATTGGTGTTAACGTTTCTGGAATAACCGCATCTTTTAGTGCAGGTGCTGCAACAGTTGATGGTTCTACTTTAACGGGTATTGGTTGGAGCAGAGGATCATGGGGAGAGTTTGCTTGGGGTGTAGCATATTCCGCTTTAGCTGAAGGACAACAATTAACATCCAGTATTAATTTTCCTGCAACAGGTGCATTTACTGATGTAAATGTAAGTGTGTCTGGTGTTGAATTAACATCTACTTTTGCAAGTCCATCATTCTCAATTATAATTGATCAAGATATATTTGTATTAGCAACAGAAGATCAACTAGATGCTACTGCAGGATCTGTAGAAGAAGTTACAGGTACAGCTACAGTAGATGTTACAGGTATAAGTTTATCTTCATCAATTGGTGACCCAATAGCAGGATTATTTTTAGATGTCCCTGTTACAGGTAGTCAAATTACTGCAACTCTAGGTGACTTTAGTTTACAACAATCAACAATTGAACCAGTCACAGGTCAACAGCTTACAAGTTCTTTAGGACAAGCAGAGGAAGTCCCAGATCAAATAGTAGGAGTAAGTGGCATACAATTAAGTAGTTCCGTAGGTCAAATTACGGCAACAGGTAATGCTCTTGTGCAGCCAACAGGCATACAGTTGACTTCTTCAACTGGAAGCCCTAATATTACAGCATGGCAAGAAATTGATCTTGGTGTAAACAATATCTGGACAGAGGTTGATTTAGCTGCATGATTAATGTAAAATTATAATTATTTAGGAGAACAAAATTATGGCATCAAGTTATTCAGCAGACCTCAAACTAGAATTAATGGTAACCGGTGAAAACGCTGGTACATGGGGTGATAAAACAAACGACAATTTAAAATTAGTTCAACAAGCAATTGCAGGTTATGAAGCAATAGCACTTAACAATGGTGGAACTGTAGCATTAGCTATGTCAGACGGAGCATTATCAAATGCTCGTAACATGGTTATCAAATTTACAGGAACTCTTACAGGTGCTTCAGTAGTTACTGTCCCAGACACAATAGAAAAATTTTATATTTTTGATTGCTCTGCAGTAACTGGAGTAACAAACCTTACAATTAAAACTGCAAGTGGAACTGGTTTTACCGTAGGCGAAGCAAAAATAATTGCTGCTTACACAGATGGAACAAATTTAAATGAGATCGCTTTAAATACTTTAGGCGGTACTATTGGAACTGCACAAATTGATAACGATGCAATCACGGCTGCAAAAATTGCGGATGATGCAGTATTAGCTGCTAATCTTTCAGACAATGCAGTAGTAACGGCTGCGATAAATGCTAGTGCAGTAACCACGGCTAAAATTGCGGATGATGCAGTAACCACTGCTAAAGTTGCAGATGATGCTATTGGCCCAGATCAATTATCAAACACTGCTGTAACTGCAGGTGCATATACAAATGCAGGATTTACTGTTGATGCTCAAGGAAGATTAACTGCAGCAGCTTCAGGTGGAGCTGCAGGTGGAGACTCTTTTGATTACACACTTGCTATCGCAAGTCCAGGACCTGTATCAACAACTTACTCACCTTTAACTCCAGGCGTAACAGCTGGAATTGGTTATGCAGGTGGGGGAGCAGGAAACGGTGGTACTAGAAATGATCCAGTAAGACCAGGAGGCCCAGGCGGTAATGGTGGAATTGGTTTCTTTGCAGTATCAGTACCTGGAGGATTATCTGGTCAAACAGTTAACATCGGTGGCGGTGGAGGTTCAACTCAATTTGCAAACGTTACAATAGGTGGCGGTGGAAATGGTGGACCTAACGGTGGTGATGCAGGCGGAAGAGGATCACCTTTCTCTCCTTATCCATCCCAACCAACTATCAATGGCTTATCTGGTTTAGATCCAAATGCTAACTCATTTAATCAAACAAATTTATATGATGGAACAACTGTGTTCCCAGTTATTAAAGCTGAAGGTGTTAATACAGATGCATTAGGAAATACATTTCCTGCTGCTAACTCTGGTTTTATGTTTTTAGCAAAAACTATTGGTGGTCCTGGTGGAAGCCCTAACCAAAGTGCACAAAATGGTGGACCAGGTTATATGTTCTTCTGGGAGAAAAATGGAGGTGGATTCTAATGGCAGCTATTGTTTGGAATCATGAAGGAATAAGTCCTATTGTATTTTGTAGAGACGATGCGGCAAAAACTTATGCTTTAAAACATGAAACGGGAGCAGATGCTACTGAAATTTCAGATGAAGATTTTAACGCTTTAGTTAGAGGTCAAAAAGTAATTGATTTTGAATCAAGACATAATTCAGTAACATATACTGATAGACCTGATGCAATTGCAAATCTTGAAATTTTTAAAAGTGAACTTGAGAGATGTAAGTCAAAAATAGAAGATCATCTTAAATTTCATAATGATGAAGCTGATCAACCACACAACACTAGATATCAAGCACATCTTACAAACATAGAAACTGTAAAAGCTGAAGCAGATGGTGGTGCGTTAAGTGATAACCCATCTTTTCCAATGGATTCTTTTTATTCATATATGGAGGCAAGATTTGGATCTGCTGTAAGTTATATGGAAATTCCAGTATAATTCACTAGAACTATCTCTGATTTAGTATATACATACTTGGTATGTTTGATAACAAAATTGTTTTTAGGGCACTGCCAGAATTTATCAAATGGAATTCAGATGTAAAACCTGAACCTGTTTCAATGAATGTACCAGAGTGGTACAAAAAACTAGAACATAAACTAGGACTATTTACTGTAAAAGGTTGTCTGCCTTTTATGGATTCTCTTACTACAGGTTATATGCTTAAAACTGCGCAAGATTATTATATAACAATGAAACCCCAAGAAAATCCAGAAATTGAGGAAGACAAATGGGAATATAAAGTTCAAACAAGTTTTTCAATGGCTCCCCCTTTTATGCAAACACAAGCAAATTATTTAGGTATAGGACCAGAACCTGGGTTTCATCCTTTCAAACAATTAGAAGGTTCATCATTTATGGAAAAAAATTTGTCTTATAAATTTTTTAAATTTGAAAACCCTTGGTTTATCGAAACTCCAAAAGGTTATTCATGTCTATTTTTACCTTTACTTAATAATAATGATGACAGGTTTGAGATATTACCAGGAATAGTTGATACTGATATGCACACACATAGAGTGCAACTTCCATCTGTTTTCAATGGTTGGAAATATAAAAATGGTTATGAGGGAACAATAAAAAAAGGTACACCTTTTGCACAAGTTATACCTTTTAAAAGAGATAGATGGAAAATGCAAATAAAACCTATTACTAAAAAAGAAATAGATGAGAAAGACTTTAAACTTTCAACAACAAGATATAAGTTCATAAGAAGTGTATGGAACAAAAAAATAACAAAATAATTTTAGATCAAAAACAAACAGACTTATCTAAATTTGTTAAAGTGTATGACAATGTTATACCAATACAAAAATTACAAAAGTTATTAAGATGGCTTAATATAGTTCAACCTAGTTATTGGGAAGCAGGAAAGATAGGAGATACTGGTGATGGGGGTAAACTTGATAAGTCTTTTAGAGTTGTTGATTGTTTACCTTTATGTACTCATCATGACTCCATGACTAATGTTCACTACACATATTTTTTCCATGAAGTAGTTTTGCAAATCGTAAGAAAATATGTACAAGATACTGGTATAGAATTTCACGATTGTAACGTGTCTCAACTTGAGATCTTAAGATATAATGTTGGTGGTAATTACAAACCACATGTTGATGCAAGTCTAACGTATCCAAGAAGATTAAGTTTTATATATTTTTTAAATAATGATTATGAGGGTGGTGAATTACACTTTCCTGGTATTGGTAAGATTGAACTTCAACCAAACAGATGTGTTATTTGGCCTAGTAGTTTTATGTATCCTCATGGAGTAAAACCAATTACAAAGGGAGTAAGATATAGTTTAGTATCATGGATAAATTAAAAACACCAATACTTATAAAAGATTTTATAACTCCTGATGAGGCTTTTTTCTTTCATAGTTACGCAAAATTAAATTTAAGAAATAATGCAGGTGGGTTGTCTATGGCTGATGACGTTGTAACTAATTTTGATGCATCACATTATGCAGACCCAGCCACAGAGATTTTGTTAGTACAAAAATGGAAACGTATGGAAGAAATTTGTGGTATTAAATTATGGCCTACATATTCATTTTACAGAATGTATGTAAATGGATCAGAATTAAAAAAACATAGAGACAGACCTTCTTGTGAATACTCAGTTACATTACATTTAGGATCTGATAATGTGCCATGGAAAATGTGTGCTGATGGCAAGTGTTTTGATTTAAAACCTGGAGAAGCTATAGTTTATAAAGGTATTGATTGGGAGCATTATAGAGAAGGACCTTATGAAGGAGATCAATACAGCCAAGTATTTATGCATTATGTTAATCAAGAAGGGCCACATAAAGATTGGAAGTACGATAAACGACTTAGAATAGGTTTAAGAAGATAAGCTAATATGCTATAATCTGGCATGCCATTAGCTAACATACAGATACAACCAGGATTTAACAAACAGGTCACTGCTACCGGAGCTGAAGGTCAGTGGGTCGATGGTGATTTTGTTAGATTTAGATACGGACTACCTGAAAAAATAGGTGGTTGGGAAGAAATTATAAATAAAAAAGTAGTAGGTGCTATTAGAGAACAACTTATTTGGGCTGATCTTGATGGTAGAAAATATATAGCTTTAGGCTCAAACAAAGTTTTAGTAGTTTATTTTGAAGGAGCTTACTACGATATTACGCCTTTAGATACTCCAATAACTGGTGCTACTTTTACGACAGTGAATACAAGCACAACTGTTACTGTAAATAAAATTGGTCATGGATTGACTGATGGAGATTTATTTACATTTACATCTGTAACACCTCCCTCAGGAGCAGGATATATAGCTTCAGATTTTGAAACAAATACATTTCAAGTAGTTACGGCTTCTGTAGATACATTCACTATAACAATGGCTTCTGCAGCAGGCACATCAGTAGCTGCTAGTGGGTCAGCTGTGCTTAATCCTTATGTTGAAGTAGGACCATTGAACCAAACTGCTGGTTATGGTTGGGGAACATCTTCTTGGGGTGGTCAATCAGGACTTGTCACAACTTTAAATGGGGCACTAGCTGATGACACTCAAGGTAACAATGGATCTGCAACTGAAATAACAGTGACCTCGGCTCTCGGCTTTCCAACAAGTGGCAGTATAAAAGTTGGAGCTGAGTTTATTTCTTACACAAATATAACAGGTAATATATTACAAGGTATTACGAGAGGTTCTGGAGGTACAAGAACAGCACACTCAGATGGTGCGTCCGTTGAATATTTTACAGCTTGGGGACAAGCCTCTACATCTACGACAGTATTACTAGATCCTGCTTCATGGTCATTAGATCATTTTGGAAGCACTCTTGTTGCAACAATTAAAAATGGAAAAACTTTTAAATGGGAAGCAATTAGTTCGAACCCTCCTGCATTAACAACAAGAGCAACAGCTATTGCTGGAGCTCCAACTACTTCTGTAATGTCAATAGTATCAGAAAGAGATAGACACCTTATTATTCTTGGAACTGAAACAATTATTGGAACTGAGAACACACAAGATAAAATGTTTATAAGATTTTCAGATCAAGAAAATTTATCAGATTATACACCGACATCAACGAATACTGCAGGTACTTTTAGAGTAGACTCTGGGGTAAAAATTGTAGGAGCTGCAAAAGCTAAAGATTATATTCTAATACTTACTGATACTTCTGCTTATATAATGCAATTTGTTGGACCACCATTTACATTTTCTATAAGACAGGTTGGTTCTAATTGTGGTTTGATTGGTCAACATGCTATCAAGTATGTAAATGGTAAAGTTTTTTGGATGGGTCAAGCAGGAGGATTTTTTGTTTATGATGGTACTGTTAAATCGTTACCTTGCTTAGTAGAAGATTTTGTATTTACAAGTAAAGGAGATAACTTAGGTATTAATTATACAGCAGGTGAGCAAGTATATGCTGGATTAAATCATTTGTATGAAGAGATAACTTGGTTCTATGCAAGGAATGGACAAGAACAAGTAGATAGAGCTGTAACTTACAACTATACTGAAAACACTTGGACTACAGGATCATTAGCTAGGACTTCTTGGGCTGATGCAACATTATACGATAATCCTTATGCAACTGAATTTATTACCGCAGATGTGCCTACGTTTCCAACAATACAAGGAGCAACAAACATAAATGGTGCGTCTACATATTATGCACATGAAGTTGGTAACAATGAAGTTGATGCTCTTGGTAACAAAACAGCAATACCTGCATTTATTACATCAGGAGATTTTGATTTGTCTACCGGTGGAGATGGACAATTTTTTATGAGCATAAGAAGATTTATACCAGATTTCAAAATATTAACTGGTGATGCACAAGTTACTTTAAATTTAAGATCCTATCCTGCAGTAAATGCACAGTCCTCTCCTTTAGGTCCTTTTACAATAAATTCATCAACTGATAAAGTTGATACAAGAGCAAGATCTAGATTTGCAAGTGTAAAGGTAGCAAATACCTCCACCGATCAGAATTGGAGATATGGTACATTTAGAGTAGATGTACAACCAGATGGTATGAGGGGATAATGGCTAGAGTTGATCTATTAATACCAGAACCTACACCTACTTATACTGAAGAAAATCAAAGACAAGTAGCTCAGTCTTTACAAACCCTCAAAGATAAATTAAACACATCTTATCAACAAGAATTAAAAAATGAACAAGATGCATTTAACTATTTTTTATCATGACTATACAATATAAAAATCAAGGTTTTAAACAGACCGATACAAGTAAGACAACAGCGTTTACATGTCCTACTAATGCAACAGTTATAGTAAAAAGTGTTTATTGTGCTAACAATGATGCTTCATCAGCTATCTTAGTTAACATGAACTTTGTAGATTCTTCTGACTCAAGTGCTGAATATGAATTTTTCAGAGATGATGTTGCAGCTAAATCTCAAGTTAATGCTGCCCCACAAGGTTTAAATCTTGAAGCAGGTGATGCAATAACTGTGCAAGCAGCTACAGGCAGTAGTAAAATTCAAGGTGTTATTAGCTATGCTCAAATAGACAGATCTCAGGAGAATGGCTAAACAAAAATTTACACACTTCATACCCAGAGATAAACCTAAGAAAAGAGGTCCTCGGCAACACAAGAAAAATCTCAACAAACACGAGAAGCGTCAAAAAAATTTAAATAGATACAAAGGCCAGGGTTGTCCGTGAGAAACCTTCATCAACCTTCCTTTCAAAAATTTCATGAGTTTTTAGTTACTCATCAAGTAAATCTAAAAGAATGGGATATATTTGATATCTTAAAAATATCTAAAAGATTTCCTTATCAGTTTCACCATGGTCATGAAAGTATTTGTTTATTAGATAATTTAGGAACAAAATTAAGAAAAGAGTTATTTGATATATATGGTTTTTTAGATTTTGACAAATTTAAAAATTTTTATGACAAAGGGTTTTCATTTATTATAAGTGATGTGCTTGATATTAATGATGAACTTAAAAAAATAGAACAGGTTGCTTTAGAAACATTTGGTGTAAGAATATGTGGTAATTTTTATTTTTCAAAAGGTTTAAATAATCAAAATGTTTCATTTCCAGAACATACAGATGATTATTGTTTATTTATTAAAAATATATATGGAGAATCTGTTTGGAATATAGATAAAAAGGAAACAATTATTAAAGATCAAAATGTTCAATTTATAAATAGAATGACTCCACATTGTGTGACTTCTATAAAAGAACCTAGACTTTCATTAAGTTTAGCTATATACAAACAGGATTAATTATGAAAATAGAAACTACAAAAACAAGTCTTAATTTATTTTTCAACGAAAGCGAAATACAAAAAATTAAAGATGATGGAGTGATGACTATCAAAAATGCTAATAAAAAACATTTTATTAATATTATGGTAGATCAGATGATGAACATTTATAAAACTATGGTAGGTAGTGAATATGCTAATTTATTTACTGAAGGTAATACAATAGAAGAGCCTGATGGTCCTCACGAATACAAAGCAGAATTAAATGTGATTGAAAGAATTTTAGAAAACAATAGGCATTATACTAATGTAATACAATTTTCTAAATTTAATAACTTTAAATGGAAAGGACTTAAATTATTAAAAGATCCTATGAGTCTAACTATTTACCAACAAATGCTGCAAGAGCTTAAACCAAAAACAATACTAGAATTTGGTTCTGGTGAAGGTGGTTCCGCTTATTGGTTTTCTGATATGACAAAAACATTAGGCTTAGATACAAGAATTATCACTGTAGACAACCAAGAAATCAAAGATATACCGAACGTTGAATTTATAAAATTAGATGTTAATAATATAGATTCATATGAGTTTGAAGAATACGAATCACCCATGTTAGTTATTGAAGACTGTCATGCTAATATGAAGGGTATAATTAATAAGGTATCATCAATGATGACTACTGGTGATCGTTTAGTTGTAGAGGATACCATAGACCCAGATAAGTATGCTATATTTAAATCTTGCGATTTAACTTCATTTAGTAGAGATAGTAAATATTGTGACTTCTGGGGAAAAAATAATTCTTGGAATTATGATTCATTTTTAAAAAAGGAGAAATAATATGACACTTAAGAAGATACCAGCTGAAGCTAAAGAAATAATTAAACATAAGAGAACAGGTAAAGTTTATGCTAGTAAAGCTGATTTTGATGCTGATGTTGCTGATCCCAATACTGACACTACTAATGATGATTTTAGACAGGACTTGGAAATTAAAGTTACGAAAGTATCTATGGAGAGCCTTACTAAGGAATGATAGCTAGACAAGTTGAAGATTTTATTCCTAGGTTAGATTACATTTTACCTGAATTAAAAAAAATAAAATTATATGATCAAGAAAATCTCAACTCGTTACGAGGCACTACTGAAACATTCCCTGGATTAAGAAGCTTTCCATTAATTGAAACAAATATTTTTTTGTATGAATATATTAATTTTTTAATGTTTTATAATAAATTAATCAAACCAGAAGATGTAAGTTTTATTACACATTGTATACATTTAAGACGAGAAGAAGATAATGAAAAAGATTTTATACATCAAGATTTTTTTAATTTTTCATCACTAATATATTTATCTAAAACTAATCTTAACTCTGGAACATATTTATATGATAAAGAAAAAAATATAGTTAACGATTTTAAATTTGTAAAAAATAGATTAATAATGTATTCTAGTGAATATTTTCATATGGGTTATGGACACCATGGGACAGATATAGACAACGGAAGATTAACACTTAACAGTTTTATAACATTAAAATAATGGAACCTAGAGGCGCAACAGAAATTCAAATGGAAATGCTTAATAAGCATGTTTCAAAAGATCTGCTTGATCAAGTTCAAATTTGTACATCCATACCAGGTAAAGTTCCAATAGACCCAAACAAACTAAATATACTTTGGCAAAAAAATTCTTGGGATCAAGGTAATCTTCAACCTTTTTTTAATAATAAAGAAAGACACAAAGAATATGATTGGTATGTATTTAATAGTCATTGGAACTATGAAAAATTTAGATATTTTTTTGATATACCTACTGAAAAATGTGTTGTAATTAAAAATGGTATTGAAAAGTTTCCAATAAGAAAGATATATAAAAAAGGTGAACCAATTAAATTAATACATCATTGCACACCTTGGAGAGGTCTTAACTTAGTGCTTCGAGCAATGCAAGAGATTGAAGATCCTAATATTACTTTAGATATATATTCTTCATCTCAAGTTTATGGATCAGAGTTTAATAGCGTACACGATAAACAATTTGAGCCACTTTATGAACAAGCTAAAAAACTACCAAATGTAAATTATATTGGTTACAAACCTAACGAGTATATTTTAGAAATGATGCCTAACTATGATATGTTTATATATCCAAGTATATTTGAAGAAACGTCTTGTGTGTCTGCACTTGAAGCTTTAGCTTCGGGTGTACATGTAGTTACTAATAACTTTGGAGCTTTGTATGAAACTTGTGCTGAATGGCCTGTTTATATAAATTACAGTAGAGATTACGAAAGAATGGCTGTTGATACTGCAAATGCAGTAAAGGTAGCAGCAAATTATTTACATGAAGATTACATTCAAGAACATTTAGAAGAACAACAAAAATTTTATAAAAGATTTTATAATTGGGAAAAAAAGGGGGCTGAGTGGTCTGGTTTTTTGAAAGGAGCCTTAATTGAAAGAAACAGTAAATAAAGATACTTATCAAACTCTTAAAGAAATAAAAATTCCAGGAGAGTCACATGAGAAATCAATTACACCTTTGTGGAAATCTAACAAACCAAAAAGTAAAGTATCATTGTTTGTGGCTACACCTGTGCACAGTGATTGTTCAATACATTACACTCAAGCTTTATTAGAGCTACAACAAACTTGTATTAAAAATAATATTTTAATTTATTTTCATTTACTTAAGTCATCTCTTGTTACTCAAGGAAGAAACCTATGTGTAGCAGGATTTTTAGAATCAAAGTGCACACACATGTTGTTTGTTGATTCAGATATTTATTTCAAACCAGAGTCAATATTAGCAATGTTAAAAAAAGATAAAGAAGTACTATCAATACCTTATCCTTTAAAAACTATGATGTGGGATAAAGCATTAAGTAAAATAGAAGAAGGAACTATAAAAACTGCAAATCATTTAAAAGCATCTTTAAATACTTATCCAATGAAAGTTGGGGATAATAATGATATCACACTAGATGATGGAGTTATTGAAGTAACTCATAGCCCTACAGGATGTATGATGATTCAAAGGTCTGTTTTTGATAAGATGATAAAAGCTTATCCTGATAAAAAAATTGTACAAAAGACAGTCATAAATGGTAAATATGTAGATAGACCAAACTTATGGAATTTTTTTGACACACTTCACGATCCAATAGAAAAGACATATTTAGGAGAAGACTTTGCTTTTTGCCAACGTTGGAAAGAAATAGGTGGTAAATGTTATGCTTATATAACTGATCCAATTGTACATGTTGGAGAGCATCAATACATAGGTCGTTTTGCTGATGAGTTGAAACCTAACAAGTAAAATGGTAATATATGCTATTATTAGGAAAATAGACTATGGATCCATTTACATTAGCATTAGCCACATTTGGTGTACAAAAACTTAGAGGTAAATCAACAAAACGAGCATTAAGAGATGCCGCCTTAATCGGTGGTGGTTCTTTTGCATTAGGTCAAGCCACTCAATCAGGAATGCTTGGAGGACCATCTGGTTTTTTAGGTAAAGTTGGAACTGGAAATCCATTTAGTGGTATCAAAGGTTTGATAGGACAAAAAGCTGTTGAAGCTAAAGCAGCTACTACAAATGCAGCAGGAGAAGTTGTTCCGGCTGTTGCCGAGCAAGCAGGTAAAGGCATTTTAGGAATGGATACACCAACTAAATTTATAGCTGCATCTACATTACTTCCGTTGTTAAGTGGGGAAGATGAAGGTGATGGTCAAATGGAAGGCTATAGAAAAGAAGATTATGATAAAGCTTACAAAGAACAAAGTGAAAAATTAGAAGGTGGTTTTGAACCAACAAAAAATCCAAGACCTACTAGACAAGAAACTTATGGATCTAATATGTTTTATGCAAATGAAGGTGGATTAGCTACGGCTGTAAAATATTTTAATCAAGGTGGGGTAAACTATTTACCATCAAAAACAGATCATGATGAGAAAGATTATAATAATTATGTTAGAGCTGAAGGTTATGTAGAAGATGGAGCAGGTAATGGTGACAAGGATGAAGATACAATGCTTGCACAATTAGCTGATGGTGAATTTGTATCTAGAGCTGATGCAGTATTAGGTGCAGGTATTTTATCGGGTGGGGATCCTAAAAGTTATAAAAGCATGAGAAAAGCTGGTGCTGATTTCTTTTATGATCAACAAAAAAAATTAAAACGGATTTATGATTTAGTCGATGCAAGCAGAAAAGATAATTAAAAACGATATTGAAGTATTACCAATTATACCTGCAAAGGTAGAAGATATTTGGTCATTAGTTCATTTTATGATTGCAGAGGCTTTGGTATACAGTGGAAAATACGCAGAGCCAGAAGATATAAAACAACTTTTAATATCGGGAGATAATCAATTGTTTTTAATTTTTGGTTCAGAAGAAGGAGAAACAAATAAAGTTTATGGTGTTGTCACAACGAGAATATTTGAAAACCCAAACTTTAAAGAATTACAAGGTTTAATATGTACAGGTAAAAAAATGAATTTATGGGAAGAAAAATTAATTAATACTTTAGAACAGTTTGCTAAGGTAAATGGTTGTAAAAAAATTAAAGCTTATATGAGACCAGGTTATAAAAAAGTTATGCCTAAGTATGGTTATAAATCAAGACACATTGAATTTGAAAAGGAGTTAAACTAATGAGTATATTTGGCGGAGGCGGAGGCGGAGGCGGAGGTGGCTCCTCTTCTGGAACTCAAACAAGTATTGCAAGAGAAGCACCAGGAGTTGAGGCTAGAAAATTAGCTTTATATGATGAAGCTGCAGGTTTAGCTAAGACACCTGTATCCTTACCGGGTGTTCAAGTAGCTCCTATTTCCGCTTTAGAACAAGCAGGAATTACTCAAGCAGGACAGACAGGTGTTGGTGCTGGAACAGTAACGGGAGGTATTGGTGCTTTTACTGGAGCACAACAGACTGCTGCTGCAGGACCAAACATTTCACAATTTTTAAATCCTTATCAACAATATGTAACAAATGAAATTGGAAGACAAGGCCAGATAGCACAAAACCAATTATCTGCTTCAGCAATTGATGCTGGTGCTTTTGGTGGAGGAAGACAAGGTGTACAACAAGCAGAGTTACAAAAAAGAACTTTAGAAGCTATGGGTCAAGCACAAGCTCAAGGTTTCCAAACTGCATTAGGTGCAGCTCAAAATCAACAACAACTTGCAACGCAAACACAATTAGCAGCAGGTCAAGGGTTAGGTCAACTTGGTGCACAACAACAAGCAATGAGTCTTGCAGATATAAATGCACAGATGCAAGCAGGTGCATTACAAAGAGGTATTGGACAACAAGCTCTAGATGCTCAAAGAGCAACGGAACTTCAAAGAGCTTATGAACCTTATCAAAGAGTTGAATTCTTAAAAGGTATTATGACTAATTTACCTACAACACAAAGTACTCTTACAGCAACCACGGCTCCCGGATCAAATCCTTTAGGACAAGCAGCAGGAGCTGGTTTAGGTGCTTATGCTACTTATAATTTAATGCAACCGAGGTAAGCATGGATAAAGTTCTAACAAGAAAAATGTTTAAGGATAGATATTTTAAATCATTAAAACCTACTGTAAAACATTATCAAACAGGTGGATTAAGTTCACTTACTCCTAGAGAAAAAGCTATATATGCCTTGACTTTAGCGGGACCATTACTTCAAGCCAAAGGTTCTGGTGTAGGTAATGCTATAAGTGCTTTAGGAGAAGGGGTATCAAAATTACCTGCAACAATGATTGCATTAGAAAAAGCTAAACCTAAAAAAGCTGCACGTCTTATGACTACTGAAGAACTAAAAGCTGCAAAGTTGCCGCCAGGAACTTCTGCTCAAATAGATGCAGAAGGTAAGATTAATGTTATTAGTAAGCCAAGTGCAGATGCTTTAAAGAGTGCATTTGGTGCAAAACAAATTAAAGCTATTTTAGGGGATGTAGCAAATAAATATGTTGCATTAGATAAACCTGTAGGTCCTTTATCCTATAGACAGATTGCACCTATAACTAATTTGTTAGGAACAAAAAATGCAAGACAATATGCGGAGTTAAAAGCTGATATTCAAAAAACTACTTCTTTTTTAGGTAAAGCAATTTCTGGAGCAGCAGTATCAGAACAAGAAGCTGAAAGAATTAAAAGAATGATACCTCAACTTGGTGACACAGAAGTAACTTTTGAAGGAAAAATGGCAGCACTTAATAAATATTTAAATCAAACAATAGCACTAGCAGAAGATCAAAATGCTACATTTGAAGATGCTATGAATATAATGGATAATTCTGGTGCAACTGAAACAATTACATTTGACTTAGCACAAGATATTAAATTTAAAAGAGTAGGTGATACAATAGATCTTACAGGAGCACCATAATGGCTGACATAGTAGTATCAGGACAAAAATTTAAAATTGAAGGTGAACAACCAACTGCAAAAGAACAATTAGCTATTGATACTTTTTTAGGTGCTAGAAATTTCGAAGATGAAAAAACAGGATCATCTATATTAGACAATGACGAATTTTTAATCAAACCTGAAGATGTTTTAACTGAAGCACAATTAGGTAAGTACAATAAAGATACAGAAAGTTTTTTATCATCACCTAGCTTTATGAGAATAGCAACAGAGGTTGGTTTATCTATAGCTGGTGGTATAGCTGGAGCTGCAGCCGCACCTTTTTCTGGTGGATCATCTTTAGCATTGACTGCAGTATCTGCTGCAAGAATAGCTAGAATAGCAAGACCACTGTTAAATATAAGTGCAAACACAGTCGGTAAAATTGGAAGAGCATCATTAGGAGCAGCCGCAGGGGGTGGTACCGGTGCTGCAGTTGCACAAGCATTTGACCCAAAAGAAAACATTGTAAGAGAAGTTGCAAGAGCATCGATGCAAGGTGGCTTTGGTGAAGTTTTAGGTTTTGGTATGGCAGGTGGTTTAGCTAAAATGTATAATAAAGTTGCAACAGGAAGTGTCAATACATTACGAACAGCTAATGCAGCAACAAAAGTTTTAGATAGACAAAAAGATTTTTATAAAGCATTAGGAAAAATAAGATCTGGAAACCTTACATCAAAAGGTATTGATGAATTAATTGAAGCCAACCCAGGTTTATCTGCAGATCAAATAGCTACATTAAGAGACCCTAAAAAAGCATTAGAAGTATTAGCAAGACAAGAACAAAAACTTGGTGGAGATTTTTTAGGACAAGTAGAAGCTGGTAGTATTACTCCTGCCATGTTAACTGAAAATGCAGTCATTGATCAATTGCAATCTATAGCAGAGGCTTCTTTATTTGGAGCAGGTAGAATGAGAGCTGCATCTGGTGGAGCAAGAATAGGTTTAGTAGCAGGTATAGATGATCTTGTAGAAAATGCAGTAAGAGCTGTTGATGCTAATGTACTAGACCCTCAAGCTTTTGGTGAAATGATGCAACAAAGTTTAAAAAATTCTCGAAAACTTTATGATCAAACTTTATCAGAAGGTTATTTGAAAGTAGCAGGTTTAATTGATGAATCTGGAGTTGTACCTATAAGAACCAATGGTGCTAATAAAATTAAATTATGGAATCCTCAATTAGGTAGAATTCAAGAAACTGATTCATTAGGTGTTTATTTAAGTAAACAGATGAATGAGATGCAGACTAATCCATTTAAAGGTCAGTATGATGAAGCAATTAGTATGATACAAGAAACAATGGCAGGTGTACCTCAAAACGCCACCTTTGGTCAATTAGCAAATGCCTATAAGAATATTGGTAGAACTGTAACTAAAACTGCAGAAGGTTCTAGAATGAGAGGAGAAATTTTAAGAAGAGTATCTGACTTAATGGAAAGAGCAGATCTTCCTAGTAATGTAAGAACTTTAAGAAATGATTTAACAGAATTAACTAAATTAGGTAGTAGATCTTTTAACAACGGTATCTTTGCTGGAATTGCTAAAAAACAAGTTGGCCAAGAAAAGATATTCGATATGATTGTAAAAGCAAATCAAAAAAGTTATACGGATGATTTCTTAGCACAAATTAATGCTAAGACATCACAGGGTACAAGATTAATTCCTTTAGAAGAAGCTAAAAAAATTGAAGATGGTGTTAGAGGACATTTCTTTAAAAAGTTTTTAGATGACACTGTTAAGTACGATAATCAATATACTTATCTTGATGCTAGTAAAGCAAGAGACTTTGTTCAAAACAAATATGCAAGTTTTATTAAGAGTGGTGGTCTTATAAGTAAAGAACAAGGTAAATTAATGAATGAGTATGTGGATGCATTAAAATATGCAGAGGGTAAAATATTTAGACCAGGTACTACTGGTAAAGGAAGAGGAACTATTTTTATTCAATTAAAAGAAGCGGGAGCTATATCACAACTTGGTGGAGCTTTAGCTTTAGGGACAGGAGCTGTTGATCCTGGTACTGCAGGTGTGTTTATACTTGGTCCCGCAGGATTGGCTAGAATGTTTTCAAACCCTAAACTAATGAAACTTGTTACTGAAGGTGTAAAAGGAACATCTACAAATAGTTTAGTTGGTTATACAAGATACATGAATCAGTTAGGTACAGGTTTAGTTGGTAATAATATAATTACAGAAGATCAAAATACTTTAGTGCAAAATACAATAAAAGCAAATCAAGAACAAATTCAAGCAATGCTTGATGGTGATTTGAAAGCAGTTAATGTAGTTCCAAATGAAAATCCTGCAAGTGCTGATGTTATACCAATAGATACAAATCAAGTTCCACAAACAGCTGAACAAGCAGGTAATAGAACAACTGCAAATATACCATTACCAAATGTAACACCATCTAATTTACCTATGGGTGGACAACAATCAAACACAGAATTAGCACAGGCTTTAAATCTTTTTAGTAAGGGAGGGATAGTCAGTGCCAAGAAAAGCTTCTAGTAAAGATAACCTTGCTCATCAAAGATTAGATGATCATGAAAAATTATGTAGGATTATGCAGGAAAATACTAATAAAAAAATTTCAGATTTACACACAGATATACATAGAATTGAAAAGATTCTTATATCCTCTACTGCATTTTTAATGACATCTATGATTGGAATAATAGTTGCTCTTCTATTTAAAGTATTCTAAAAGACCTTGTGCGTCTTGTTAGAAAAAATAATTCATTTAGTATTACCGACTTAAAACTCGAAAAGAAATACAACTATCAAAAGTATACCCGAGACAATGACCTCGGCTCACGGCACTATAATGTTGGAGATAAAAAAATCCCATCGGTTACAACTATATTATCAGCTACACAATCAGAAGATAAGAAGGCAGGCTTAGA